TCAGGTTCCGGCGGTATTCCACCTGCTCCTTCTTGATGTCCCGGTTTAATTTCACCTTCGGCATTGCTTTTTCCTTTCCCCTGTGCTATACTCAGCACAAGAACAACTCCCCTTGTTCTGCTTACGCTCCGCCCGGTCTGCAACGCCGGACGGGGCATTTCTTTTACCCTGCATGGGTTCCAGCTGTTGGGAGCGTCCGCATCCTTGCCAGATACCCCTTGATTTGCTGGTATTCCATACCAACGTTCAGAAGCACCGCGATGTGGTTCTCCATGCTGGATACCGCCGCGATTTCCTCCGAACTCATGTAGTCGCTGGCCGTGGCCGTGTTGGTGGCTCCCCGCTCCTGCCGGAGCTGCCTTGCGGATTTCCCAAGCGCCGTCCGGTACGCTAAATCCGTGTACTGGTTGTACTTGAACTGCTTGTGGGGGCTGTCCGGCAGTGCCTTGATGGCGTCCGTCATCCCCAGCCGGATAGTCTTGCGTTCCGCCTTGACCGTCTTGATGTTCAGCAGCTCTTTCCGCATGGCAAAGAACTGACGAACCAGTTCTTTCTTGAACTCCCGGACAACCGGGGTATTCCGTAGATACGTCATCAGCAATGTGGCTTGCTGTTCGTTCAGGTGGTAGATTGTTTCGGGTCTACCGCCCTTACTCCCGGCGGGAGGTTTTCGCATTTCAAATGCGATTAGTCCAAATGACCTAAAGTCGGGTTTATGCTTCTGGATCAGCTGCTGAATAGCATGGTGCTTGACCTCCGCGCACTCCGCAATCACTTCCGACGTGGTAAACGGCTCCTTCGTGTTCGGGGCCAAGTAAACTAAATTGCTCATTTGCGCCCCCTCTCCGGCTTTAGCAGTTCATCTACCGTGCAGTTGTAGAGTTTTGCCAGCGTAATGAGCCTCGCGCCTCTGGGGATACACTTCCCAGTATCCCAGAACGATACCGCCGACTGGTCAACACCTACAGCCTTGGCGACTTCTGCCTGCGTAAGCCCGGCATCTCTTCGGGCCTTCAAGAAACTCATTTCAACCCTCCACACGCTTCTGCGCGCTCATGTCCGCATCCTCCGCTTTTTTAGCAGGTCATCCACCGTCACGCCGAAATAGTCTGCAATGGCCTTTAAGGTGTCTACACGCGGGGACGATTCACGCTTGGCCCACTTCCCGATCGCTCCGTTGCCGATCCCGCACCGCTTCTCCAGCTCGGCAATCGTGATCTTGTTCTTCACGCACAAACGCTTGACGTTTTCGTAGATCAAAAATCTCCCTCCTTTCAGAAACTCAGCATAGAAAATATTGAGGTTTCAAGCTCCCCTCTTGACAAACTGATAGAAAATGCGCTATTATTGTGTTGCAGATACAATTTATCAATTTCTAAAGCTCGCATTTGTGGGGGCTTGGTTTTTGTTACCCTCTGAAAGCTATTATAGTAGCGAACTCGCTACTTGTCAATAGCTAATCCGCTACTATTGGATTATTTTTGCTTATGAATATTCGTAATCAGGCCATCGTTGCTAATATTAAAGATATTGCAACAATGCGCCGAACAACAATTAAACAGATTGAAAAGGATTTAGGCTTTGGAAACGGAATGATTGGGAAGTGGAAGTCTGCGCCCAAAAGCCCTCCGTTTGAAAAAATCGAAATGATCGCAGAGTATCTCGGTGTCACGGTAGATGATCTGACCAGCACCGCAGATACCCAGGCAGAATACCCGGAGCTGTGGGCTGCTGCGGAAGCAAAGATCCGCATGGATGATGCTCTTGCAGGCATAAAAAAAGCCGCCCCCGGCCCGCAGGCCGAGAGCGATTTGGAGCGGAGGTTCAGAGCTGCTGCTGCAAAGCTTCCTCCTGATTTTCTGGAACGCGAAATTGCGTATCTGGAACAGAAAGCGCAGCAGCTGCACGTTCCAACTGATTCAGATATGTAAGCTGTTCCTCCGGTGGCAGGTGCTTCCATAACGTCACCAGCCGTTCGATTGCTGCGTCGTCCATGTTCCGCGCTCCTTTCGTTCGTACATTCGTTCGATTCATGTTCTAAGCATATCACGTTCCATTTTAAGTTTCAACCCAAATTTATAGGTGGCTAAAATATTGTTGCACGGGGGTAGATATGAATGAATGTGGGGCAATTTGTTGTGGCATTTCTATCTGACCTGATTGTTACCGTCTTTGCGTATGGGTTGGGTCCGATTATCCTATTGAAGCTTCACAAAGGGCCTATTTCTATCAAAAAGCTAAAATGGTTCCATATTGTTTATACGGTTGTAGTTTCCTTTTCTTTTAATGTTATCTTACTTTTGCTGGAGCTTAGGCCAGTCGGCAGTTTTACTCCCGCTTTAATTTGGGGAACGGTTTTCTATCGGATCAACAAAAAGAAATTCGCTCAGCGAGAAAAAGCTATTCCACCTGAAACCTACACCCAGCAGGAAGCCCAAATGAAGCAGTTTGTTGTGGACGATGCCACCGGCGAGGTCATCAGCGAACCGCCTGCCGAAGAACCGAAGCCAATAACCCTGGAATACCATCCCGATTTCCAGCTGCAAGGCCCGCCGGAAGATTTGAAGCCTCCGGCGGAACCCCCGGCCCCTACCCAGAAGCCCGTCGGGAAGTCCTATGCCCCGCTGTGCATTATCCTTGGTATCCTTCTTGCCGCCAGTTTTGCTGGAAATGTGGTCCAAAGCTATATGTCTGTAAACAAATTGGAAGAAATGACTTTCATGCAGGATAAATTGCAGGCAGAAGTGAATTCTCTGCGGAGCCGGGTTTCCTCTCTAAGAAAAGAAAAAGACCAGCTGAATGAACAATTGTCAAATATGCAGTATGGGTCTGATATTCAAGATGAAATCATAGACCGGATTTCTCCGGAAGCCTTCGCCATGGAAACTTATATTGGATTCATCTATGATGGTTCTCAGTACTGTCATAGCTATAACTGCCCAAACTTCCCGTTTGACGATTGCGCTGATAATGGGTTTTACGCACACAACGTAGAATATTGCGAATGGCTTGGATACCAGAAGCATTCCGGATGCTGGGATTGATTTCGGTCCCCCGCCCCGCCGCCTCTGCAACAAGCGGCGGAGCCGGGGGCAGCAAGCTGGGGTGGGCTTGCCGTGATGTAACCGTAACAGAAACAGGTTGGGCAACGCAATGACCAAATGTGGGAAACGGGCAGTATACTACCGAACGAAATTGTGTACTATCGCTGCCCATATCTTACAAACTTAATATAGGAGGCCGATTTTTTGACGATCCAAGACTTATGCCGCGAAAAAAGAGCCGCCCTCAACATGACGGCTCAGGACATTGCCGATGCTTCCGGCGTCCCCCTCTCCACCGTTAATAATTTCTTCGCCCATGCGTCCAAATCCCCGGCCCTTTATACCACAGCTGGTATCTGTGCGGCGCTGGGGGTGTCTTTGGACGCATTTTTTGATATTGGCGATCACTGTACCGCCACGGAAGAAACCTTGCAGGCGGAAAAGGATGGGCTGGAACACCGCCTTGAAAATAAGCGGCATACCATTGGCCTGATGGAGACGGAGCTGAATAACCTACGTCATTCCGTAAAACTATACAGGTGGATCATACTCGGTTTGTCGCTATTGATCGTCGGTCTCTTCGTCTGGTGCGTGTGGGTAGATATTCGTTGCGCCAATTACGGCTTTTGGAGGGGATAATATGAAAATACCAAAGGCGGTAAAACTGCCGTCCGGCTCATGGTATGTGAATGTCATGGTGGGCGGCAAGCGCTTGTCTATCACGGCTCCGACCAAGCGGGACGCGGAGAAGGAAGCTGCTGCCATCAAGTCAGGAGCCAAAGCCGCGCAGTTCAGCCAATCGTTATCCGTCACGCAAGCACTGGACCGCTACATCGATAGCAAGAGCGCCGTCCTGTCCCCGGCCACCATTGCCGGATACAGGCGCATCCAGAAGAATTTACTTGAGCCTATCGCAGGGTATCCGCTGTCCAACCTCACGCAGGAGCAGGTGCAGCGGTGGGTGAACCAGCTTGCCAAGCAAGGGAAGAAGCCAAAAACCGTCTCTAACGCTCACGGCCTGTTAAGCGCCGTTATCGGAGCCTACCGCCCGGAAATGGTTCTCCGCACCACCCTTCCTCAAAAGGTGAAAACGGAAATATCGATCCCAACCGAAGCAGATCTGTCCGCCATATTTGACGCGGCAAAAGGCACAAAATACGAGCTGCCGATCATGCTGGCCGTCTGGCTTGGCTTACGTGCTTCTGAAATACGGGGCCTGAAATGGGAAGATATCGACGGCGAATATATTTCCGTCAAACGGGCTATCGTCCAGGGCGAAGCTGGCCCTGTCGAAAAAGGGACGAAAACGTTCAGTGGAACCCGCGCTCTGCATCTGCCCCCATATCTCGCCGCGCTGATTCAGGCACAGGATCATTCCAAAAAACACATTGTAAACCTGTCCGGTCACGCCATGTATAACGGCTTTGAACGCGTGTGCAAGAAGGCCGGGGTCCCTCACTTCCGCTTCCATGATCTACGGCACATGAACGCCTCTGTCATGCTGGCAATCGGTGTCCCTAATAAATACGCTCAGGAACGCATGGGCCACGCAACGGACAATATGCTGAAAACCGTCTACCAGCATACCATTCAGGAAGAGCAGAAAAAGTATTCCGAAGAGATTGACCAGCGCTTTAAAGAGCTGCTGCATCTCTCTTAATTTTTGCGCATTTCATCTGTAATTCATCTGTAATTTGATTCGCAGATAACGTCTTTTCATGTAATTTTTTTACAAACGTTGTGATTTTCCAAATCGCTGAAACCATTGAAAATAAAAGAAAAACCGAGAAACCGTTGAGGCTTCTCGGTTTTCTCATTTGGTGGAGCCGAGGGGAATTGAACCCCTGTATTTTCGCTTATATTTGCTGAAATATCAACGTTTTTACTCCGCCATCTGTAATTTCATCTGTAATTTATTTGTGTTCCACAATCCCGTGGTAATACGCCGCCAGCTTTTCCTTTGCTCCCGGCCCGTCCTTGTCCATCAGAAACGCCCTTGCCATATCCGCGTAAAACTCCGCAATGGACACGCCGTACTTTTCAGCCACGCCGGAATAGTCGGAATACATCATGTTCATGGTGATCCACCAGCAAGGCCGGGAAACCTTTTCCCAGGTCATTCCCATACTTTCCGCAACAGCGGTAGTCTGGTCAACACCCCAGTGGGGGCCGGTGGTACCGTCCTCGTTTCGGAGCATTGCAGACCACGCCGTCGCATCCTGTTCTGTAAAACCGTCAGACGTGCGGGTGCAGTCTTTCATGGCGGCAAGCGCAGACCAGCAGTCCAGCATCCCGCGGATCGCGCAGGCGGACCGTTCGCTGGCTGGCATCCGCATATACTCAGAAATGCCGTGTTCCAGCTTTTCCAGATATTCCGCGATCTGGTCTTTGTTCATGCTCATAGTCCACCTCAGATCTTCTCAACCCGTGCGGCAACGTTGTTGACGGTGGAAGCCGCGCCGGTCAGCAGCAGAGTCAGCACGGAACCGGTGGAGCAGCAGCCCAGCCGGACGGTCGCAGGGAACGCCAGCGTCACGGTATCAGCAGCAGCCGCCACCGTAGCGGCAGCAGTTGCGCCGGGGACGGCAATGCCGTCCTTCAAAAGCTGAACCGTCACCGTTCCGGCAGCATCGGGTACGGCTTCAACAGACACGTCCACATCGTAGTAGCCCTGCCCGTTGATGGCGATCCCGTTTCCGTTCAGATTGCAATTGCATCCGTAGCGCCGGACGATGGTTCCCAAGGGGATGATCCCGCCAACCGCAACGGCGGTCGGTGTCTGCATCGCAGTGTAGATCAAAGATTTGCAGCTCATATAAATAACCTCCTAATAATAAATGGGCGGAGCACCGGCCCCGCCCGTAACCCGGCCAAATGGGCCTTTAGATGTTGCTGTTGCACCCAGCAAACTGCGGCACGATGCCGTAGCCGTAGGGCGTGGTGCGAGGGATGCCGCACAGGGCTGCATGCAGCTGGAGCTGGTTGATCTGGTTCTGCATGTCAGCCATGCGGTTGCCGGAAATAGCATCCAGAATCTTCTGGGTCTGGGCAGTGGTGTTGGCGTTGATGCTGGCGGTGTTCATGGCAGCGTTGTAATTTACGCCGTCAATCGCCCGCAGGGTCTCGCAGCAGCACTCCTGCTGTCTGGCGAAGCCGGATGCAGCGGCAGACTGCAAGTCCCGGATTTCTCCCAGCACGTTGTAGTTACCGTCCTTGATGGCTCCCTGGTTGTCATAGGCAGCCTGCCGGACTGCTGCCACCGTCTCGTTGTTCTGGCGTTCCAGAGCCGCAAAGTCGGTAGCCCGCTGCACGTCACTTACGGTGGCGTTGCGGTCGCCCATACCTCGATTGCCCCAGTTGCCGAAACCGCCGCCCATCAGGGCCAGAATTGCGAAGAGCCAAAGGCCCTCATTGCCGAAGCCGCCCCAACCATTGTTGCCATTCACGGCCGCAATGTCAGCAGGGGTCAAACCTTCATTCATGGTGTGTCCTCCGTTCATTTATTTCCAAACGGTGTGCACCCCGTCAGGATCACTGAAATTGAGATAAGATGCTTTGCGGGTCTACGCCCCGCTGCTGGCAAAGGGAGTAAAATGTCTGCTGCGGGTTCCCCATCTGCCGGATTTGAGAAAGGATCGGATTCTGCGCCGTTAGCTGTTGGAGCATCAGCGCTGGGTTCTGCGCCGTCTGATACGCCTTGTACATCTGCACGGCCTGACTGACACCGGAATTATTCTGATTCAGAAGGGACAGCATCGGATTTCCCATTGACGATCTCCTCCAATCGTGCGAGCCTTGCGCTCAAATCGTTCACGCTGACTTGTGGGGCCTCTTGGTGGGGCGCAATGTCAAAGGGGGTCACAGTGAGATACCCCGCCCCGTCCGTCTGGCACAGCCATACCAAAGGTGCCGTTTCATCCAGCACCAGAACGCTGCTACTGGGAGCCATCTGGATAGACATAGCGCCGTTTCTGCCGTTAACCCGGATAATCTCCTGCTGGGACACTCTCATGGACGGTGGATAGCCGTATGGATACATTATGTCAGCACCTTCTTTCTATTTTTATGATACAAAAAAAGAACCCAAACAAACGGCCTGAAAAAGGTCTTTGTTTGGGTCCTTGTTTATGAGTGCTTAACGGCGTCAGTGATTTTGGAATAGGCTCGCCGTCTGCATTTCTTGATGTACTCTGGAGATACGTTCATTTGCCCGGAAACCTGCGTGTAAGACTGCCGCCTGACGTCGATCTGAACAAGGCAGTATTCCTCGTCTGTCGGCAGCTCAAAGGATTGGATATATGCCTCTGCCCGCTTGGGGGCCATGCCGGATAGCATAGCCCGCAGCGCCTTATGCTCACTGTTCATGCTCGCAGTTTCAGCTTGCAGAACGGGATATCCCGTGGGCGTTTCCGCCGCCTCACATCTCCTTTCGTTATTTCCCGGCCAAACGGGCGTTCTTCCGAACCTTTTCGTTTACAAGCGCCTTGTTGTAATGCCGGATGCTTTTGCCTACCCCCAGATACTCAAAAAGTGCGTTCCGCTGCTTCTCACTCAAACCGGGCATATTGTACACCGCTTGCATGATCAGCAGCCCCTTGCTGTTGGGGATCGTCTCCCCGTTTCTGTCCTTGACGCTTTCCAGATCGGACACCTGCGTTTTCAGCGCCACATAAATTTCCGGCTTAATGCCGTACTTCTTCTGTGCCTCCTGCGCATTCAACACCCACTTGTCCGTGATCTCGTAGGTTTTGTCCGTCTCGTGCAGTGCTGTCTTTTTGGCGTAGGTCTCCGCGCTGGACAGGGCCTTGTCCTTCTGCTCGTCAGTGAAGGCCCTGAACACCTGGCTGTCCTCCAACCCGGATTCCATGGAGCTGTAAAGCTCGGACTTCCTGCGGCTGTATACGATGTAGTCATCGGAGCTGAGATCGTTTTCCGTAAATTTGTCCTCGCCCTCGCCGGTGCCGTACCGGTCTTTCGCACCAATCAGACTTGCAGCCGCGTCCGGGAGCCTGAAATCCTCATCGTTTTCCCGTTCCTTGTCCAGCTTGCTCCGCATACTGCTGTCAACGGAGCTGTTGTCCAGCGCCATGAAGTCTTTTAGCTCTTTGCGGATGTGTTCATAGGTGGTCAGGTCGCCCTGCTCCAGCGCCTTGAACGCGAGATTCAGGTACCGGCTTTTGTTTGCGGTGCTGTAAATATTGTATGTGAATTTCTCAAACTCATATTCCAGCGCCACGCTGCCGGTAGCTTGGACTGCCGTCCGGACTGCCGCCATTGCGTCCCGCTTGATGTTGGCCACCGGAAGGCCGAAAAGTTTAGAACAGGCTGCAAACATATTTGCCAGCGCTTCTTCTCTGGTCTTTTTGCCGCTGCCGCCCATGCTTGCGGTGAAATCTTTAGAGGCAGATACAATGTCAGAAAACACCTGCATGTCCGTTCGGGATACGCTGTACCCCTGCGTCAGGGAAAGAATATCCTTCACAAATGGGATGCTTCCCAGCTTGTTGATGTTGCTCCCAAGGTTCCCTTCCAAAACGATATGCTGCAGCAGCTCCTTGGTGGTCTTCTCGCCGCCGGTAATGCCGGTCAGTGCCGTCAGAAACTTTTCCCAATAATCCTTGTCCGGATCATCGTCACGCCCTGCGTCTGCGATGCTCTGGGCCAGTGCGTTAACTACGTCCGTAACCAGCAAAGCAGCTGCCGCACGTCCAACGGTTTTAATGGCCTTGCTCCGCTTGGCAGGGTTCTCTTCATAGCGCATATTGTCCCATGCCCTCATGAACACGTTTAGGCTCATGATGGGTTCGCCCATGAACGAGGTCGCCTGCTTGGCAAGGTCGCTCTTGCCACGCATGATGTTGGAACGCTGCAAAATGCCGTCTACCACCTGCGTCTGGTCGATCATGTCGGTGAACACTTCATTGACTGCGCTGTAAAATTCGCCGCTGCCAGCCCGCAGATTGGGTCTCTCCCGCTTCACCTGCCACTCGCAGGCGTTCCAGAGAACGCCCCAGGTAACGGCGTCCGCCTTCCCTGCGGGAGCGCCAGCCTTGTCATTGATCTTGTTGGCAATCCCCTCCTTGCCGTAAAAACGGTCATTCAGGGTGTAGGGGGAGGAAATGTCAAAGCTGCCCACGTCCTTCCGCATGGCAATGGGGGAATGTGTCAAAGCCTTTTCCCATCCGTTTCCCTTCGTCACGCCGCCGGTCAGTCCTCTTGCCATGTCGGCAGGGTCCAATACGGCGGATGCCCGGAAAAAGGCGGTCGGTTGCTGGATGACCACACGCACGTTCGCACCGACGGCAGCGCCCTTAAAGCTTCCGATCCCTCTTGCAAATTTATCCGTAAGCGGTTCAAAATCCTTGGTCTTGATGCCGTTCTGAATGTCGCCCATTAGCTTCTGCCAGTACTGCTGAGATCCCTGTCCGCCCTTCTCTTCCAGGAAGCCCTTTACGGTCTGAATGAGATTTCCTTCACTGTCCCGGAACTGGAAGTTGTACAGCCGGTTCGCGTCCTCCATGGGGCACAGCCACGCCGCATAGTCGATCATGTCAGAAGCGTGGTCTGCAAAGGTGTCAAACACCCCTCGGATGCTCAACGGCGTCGCCGCGTTGGGCTTTACGGCCTGCGCCATGCCGATATTCTTAATGGAGCGCACATTCCCGCTGTCCTTCTCCTGCGAGCTGTGCAGTGCTTCCTTTGCGGATTTGATGGGCCAGTAGTCCTGCTCCGTGAATTTCTTATAGCCGTAGGCTTTCATGCTGGCCTCGTTGCCGTAGTTGGCAAGAACACCGGTGGTCAGCTTCTGCAAGCCGTCCGCGATCCTGATCTGCTCCGGGGTCAAAACCTTCACAATGGACTGAATATCCTCTGCGGAAAGATGGATCACGTCCGTTCCTCTGGGGATCTTGGTCTTGCCGGGGATCTTGATCTCCGGCTGCACGATGCCGCCTTTCAGCAGGTGGTCCTCCGCCTGCTTGCGTTCGCTCAGAAGATACAGCTCCATGGCCTGTGCCGTGGTCAGATCCAGCTCATGGCCTTCCGTTGTGGTAAAATGGTGGACTTCCTCATTCATGGACGTCACCGCGTTTTCACGGATGCCGGTTTTTGCGTCGCCCAGAATCTGGTGAACCTTCTCCGCCACATCCCGCGCCATGATCTCCTGATGGTCCTGCGCGTTCCGCAGCATCCGGTAAATGTCCTTGCCGGTCTGGCCGAAGTGGGCGAAGAACGTATAAGGCGTTTCCAGACTGATCGCCACGTTGTTTCCAAGCTTCCGCCGCCGGGTCATGCCGTCCATGCGGAGCGCATCGGCAAACTGCTTGGTGGTCTCGAATTTCTCCGACGCCAGCGTCTTGCCTGCCGTGGTCACGGAATGCTCCACGGATTTCAGCACGTTCCACATGGTTTTCAACTGCTCCGTGGTCAGATCCGCAAGGCGGGTGTCGCCCATCTTGATGACCTCGCTGAATCCACCGGTCACATCATCGCCGCCCAGAAGAGACGGGTCCACCACCATATCGCCATCCTGGGCGATCTTCTGATACTGCTCCTTCAAATTCTGGAACGCCACCGTCCGGTTCGTCGGCGTGCCCGGTTCCTTGTAGATCCGCTCCCCCGTCACGGGGTCCAGCGTAAAGGACCGTGCATTGGGGCTGCTCTCCTGATTGATGCTTTCCAGCACCTTTGCCACGGCGGAGCGCATATTCTCCGGAATGTGCTGGTTATCCGTGGGCCGCAGCAGCTTTTGAGACAATGCGCTGGCATGGCGAACGATCTTAGCCCGCAGCTCTCTCCGCTTCTGATTGTCCCGCCGGGTCACGTCCTTTTCCCGGTAACGCTCCTTCAACGCCTGCACCTGCTCCGCACGCCGGGTCCGTTCCTTTGCCAATGCCTGCGCCGTGCTTCTTAGACGTTTTGCATCCCGCTTGCCTTGCGCCATCTGTCCAGCTAAAAAGGCGTCATTCGCCGCCTGCCTGCCCTGAAATCTGGCTTCCTGCACCTGCTCCGCCGCCCGGTCCGCAAAGGTCTTTTTCGTCTGGGGCAGTTCAAAGAACCGGTCCATAATGTCATTAGAGATAGATGCCACGGCCTGTCCCATGTAGCCCTCAAAGGGGTTGTACTCCGTCACCTTGTACAGCTGGTTCGCCACGTCCGCGATCCGCTGCACCTGATCGGAGATGTTGGTCTCCCGCGCCTCGTTGAAAAACTCCGGATACTGATTGGCCAGCTCGAAATAGATCTGGTCAACGTTGGTGTGTTCGCCCTTGCTGATTTTCAGCTTGCCGAACAAACTCTTGCGGAACTCGTTAAAGTCCGTGATCTCGGCGGCATCCGATTCCGTCAGCGTCAGTTTTGTATCTTTCAGATACTTCCGCAGACCGGCGTATTCCTTGTATGCCCGATCGTCCACCTCTACGGCGCTTTCCGCGATCCGTTCAGCAATGGCGTCAGACCGTCTTCGTGCCTCTGCATAGGTCAGCTCGTCCCTGCCGTCCTTGCCGCTGGCAATGTAGTCATACAGGCTTTGCAGATCTCCGGCAATGTCGCTGCCGCTGATCTCCGCGCCGTAGTCCTTTACCAGCGCATCCGCCGCCTTCTGAACGGATTTCCGGTCGGTGGTCACGCCCTGAGACCGTCTGGTCTGGCCCTTCCAATACTCCACCCGCTCTTTCAGGCTCTCGTTCTCCCGTTTCAGCGCCGCGATCTCCTGCGCGTTCTCCGTGCCCTTTAGGGAGAATTTTGCGTCATCCACGCTGTTGATCTTGGCAAGGCGGTCTGCGTCGTCTCCGGTCTTGTATTCCAGCATCCGCACACCGGCCTGCTCCAGACCGTCTCGCAGCTTTTGGCTGCTGTCGTCAGGGATGACGGCGGCCAGCACCTCGTCAAAGCCGACGGCCCGCTGGGGCTTGGCCTCAAAGTAGCCGGTGGGGATTTCCAGGACCGCCTTAAAAATGCCCTGGATGTCCTGGGCCGTCTTGCTGCTGATTTTATAGCCGTCAGCGGTAAAGCTCTTGATGATAGCGTCCACGGTCTTTTCCCCGCCCGCAGCGTTCTTTAAGGCCGTGGCGGCATAGTCGTAGTCCATTGTGCCGCCGGTTTTCTTAACAATTTTCCCCAGCACATTGTTGATGGCATCGTCCACCAGCTTTACCTTTGCGTCGTATTCGCTTCCTTCTTCAAGGCCCAGCCGCCCGCTGTCTGCCTTGATGTCCTGGATACTTTTGTAGCTCGGTGTTGCAAGAGCTTGGATGCCGGTAGCCGAAACACCCCAGAAACTTTGCCCGCGTTCGCTCTGCACATCCCGCATCGCCTTGACGATGTTCTCCAAAGTGTAGGCATAGTGGAGCTGTCCCCATGCACGCCGGTTCCCGTTGCGGTCGATGATCTCCTTGCCGTTGTAAAGGCCCTTTCGGCCCTCCACGCCGTCAAAAAGGTTGTGCAACCATGCCTCGTACTTTGCGGGGTCAACCGCTTCACGGATAGCCTTGTGCGTTGCTTCCGCGTCAAATTCCATCCGCCGGGTCTCCGGCCCGTTCGCCAGGTAATTCCTTGCGCGGACCAGCTCTGGCATCAGCTTCTTGGCGGGCAGGGTCTCGCCCTCAATGCCGTGTTCAGTCAGATAGCTGCTGTACGCAGCCTCCAGTTCTGTACCGTGTGTCTCTACCCAGCGTTTCCGTGCCAGCATAGGGCTTTCACCGCCGACCGGGCGCATCTCCCCGATGACATCCTCACCCAGCCTTTGGATAAGGTGGTCATACAGCTTGATTTTTTCATCATCCAGCCGCGTTACGGTCTCCGTGTTGATGTCTTGCACCATGTTCTGACCACTATCTGCCAAGAACAGGTTCATCATCCGGGCATCATCTTTGTGTCGCTCCAGCAGCCCGGCCTCGCCGCCGTTGTTGTTCAGCGCGTCCTCCAGCTCGTGGGCATAATCATAGAGGGGGCGGGCATTGTCGTAGCCGACGCGCTTTGCCAGCTCGTAGTATTTGCTCCGCAGTCGTTCCTCCGCGTCGCTGTTCGCCTCGTATTCCAGGCGCGGAGAAGTCGGCGTCCAGGCGTCCCCGCCGTACACCTTGTTCCGGCTGTCCGCCTGCGGGTCAATGGTGGCCTTGTTGAACACCAGGGAGATGGGGCCGTACTTGGTGTGCCCATCCCTGGCTTTTACAATGGCGATGGAGGGCATGGGCAGGCCGCCCAGTTTCAATGCGGCCATGATGCTGGCCTCGTCCTTGTTGTGAACGGCAATCAGCTTGTCCGTTTCCTCAACGGGGGCTTTTAGGGAAAACTTTACCGTGCCATTTCGATTGCCTGTTCCAGTAGTTCCCTCGGTGTTGCTGTTTGATGTCCCACCATGTAATTGATTAGTTGCTTTTGCAGCGGCTCCCGTTCGTCCAAAAGTGTTAGTATCATTGCGGTCATACTTTTTGTTGCCCCGAATGCTGTTAATCCATTGGCTAACGTTTTCTCCGTTGCCGTTAACGTCATTTTCAACGCCCTCCTTCTTACTCATAAGAACTTCATACGCTGCCGTTGCTTTCTTCCCACCAACTGCATACAGCGGTGTAGCTTCCGTGCCATCTCCAATGCCGTAAATTGCAAAGACCTGATTGCCTTTTTCGTTTGCATAGGCCCATTGCGTAGATTCATCCAGCGTGTGGGTGGAATCCGTGATTTCCTGCTCCATGCGACTGTTCAGCAGAGACCATTCCTTTTGCGTCAGGTTCGGTCTCCAATATTTGCCCTTTGCGGCATATCTCGTCTCACTGATTGTACCATCAGTCTGCCGGTTCTGCAAGCTCTCCGCCTGCTTGCTGGCCGCTTCAAATGCCGCCTGCAGCTTGCCCTCCACCGTCTGGGCCTGCCGCTTGGCTCTGCCGGTCAGCTTGCCCACGATCTCATGGATGGCGTCACGCAGCTTTTGCAGCAGCGTCCGGTCTGCGCTGTGCTTCCGGATGAAATCGTCCAGCACGTCGCTGTTGGCGATCATCTCACCGGCGTAGTTGGCGGTAGCCTCGTCCAGCGCCTGTTCATAGCTGGTTTCAATCCCTGCCCGGTTGTACTGGTCAAGCAGGATATTCGCCGCTTCCTGCACGTCCGGCATACTGGTTACTGCGTCCCGGAAGGTCCGGTACTGCTCCGGGGCCAATTCCTGTACCCGGTGAGTCCACTCGTGGCCCACCACCTGCAAAGCAGGGTCCACCGCGTCTTTTGCAATCAGCACGTCACTGCCGGTGATCTGGCCGTTTGCGCTCCCGCCCAGCACCTGATCCACCATCCGCGTCCGCACGCCCAATGCCTTGGACACGGTGTTTACCTCGTCGGCAACGGCACTGTCCATTTCACGGGAAACATAATCGTCAAACACAAGGCCGCTGTCCGTTCCGGCGGTCTTGGCAAACTGCGCCGCCCGCTTCTCTCTTGCAAGAGACGCCGCCGCGTCATTCTGCCCTGCCGCATACGCCGCAAAGGACACCGCGCTGGTGCTGTTGGGGTTCTTCTGGTTGGTCATGCCTGCGTGATACGCCCGCAGAAATTCTCCGACGTAGTCCCCGCGGTCCGTCCCCTGATACGCCGTCTGAAACGCCTTCCTGCCGCTGTCCCCCAGCTTGTCTGCAATGCCGGTAAAGGTTTTCTGCACGGCGGCTTCTCGCTGCCGCAAGACCTGTTCCTCTATGGGAACGGGATTGCTCACTGTTTGCCGCTGAGCGGCTTCCTGAATGGCCCTCTGCGCGCCCTCCTGCTGAGTCTGTGCGTTCGTTTGCGCGGGGGTAGTACGTGTACCCTCCTGAACGTCTGCGCGCTCCTGTATGCCCTGCTGTGCGGTGCCCAAATCATAACGGTATGTGTTAGGGCTGACGATGCCGCCCATCGCGCCGGACGTTGCGCCCACCAGGAAATCATACAAAGAATCAGAAAGTGTTTCCTGCGCCGTAGCCACATCGCCGCCGTAAATGCGAGGCAGCTGCCATTCCATCCAATCGCCAATAAACTCTTCTAAGCCTTCACCAACCGCTCCGGCTCCAAAGGTCAGCGCCGATCCCAGCGCCTTTTTGCCGGCTTCCGTTTTGGCAAACTTGTCTACCGCACTGCGGATGCCGCGTTCCACCACATCGTCCAGCGCACCGCCGCCGTATGCCTTTGCGAAGGGCAGTGCGATGTTAAACATCTTTTCGGTGAAAACCTCTTTCGCGGCAGATGCCGTACCGTACAAAAGCTGCCCCTTGTAATCCGCGCCGTCCTGACGTGCCTGCTGGGTAGCCCCGCCGAATGCGCGCACCGCAAACGGAGCCATGCCCAGCGCGCCGCCTGTCAGAATGCTGGGGATCGCGTCAAGACCGGTCTGGGTCATGGATGCGCCTGCGTCTACAAGCATGTTGCCAAGGAACCCTGCGCCTTCTTTTGCCCGCTCCAAATCAGCCTGCGCACTTCCGGCAAGCTCGTCCGCCTTCCGATATGCTTTGTCAGCCACCTCCTTGTCGGACTGCTCCACCGCTTTGGTGTAGCCCTCATGGGCTGCGATCCGGCGCTTTGCGGCAGAAAGGTATTTCTGCACCTGCTGTACGTCCACCGCCGTCATGGGCTTGCCGTCGGCCCACTTTACGTCCCGCAGCATCTTTTCATACTGCTTCACCGCGTCATGGTCGCTTTGCAGGGCCGCTCCAGCGTTCTGATTGGCGATTCTGGTATTCAGGTAGCCAGCGCCCTCAGCCAGTACGCCGCCTACGTTGGTATACGCCGCCGCAGACGATTTCGCACCGCCCTTAACAGTATTCGCCACACGGTCCGCAAAGGAAGGCGTATTGCCGGTATCACGCGGCTCCCGCTTTTGAATGTCCTGCAGCAGGCGGCTGTTTGCCGTGTTCTTCCGGCCAACATTGTCCATAGGTAGGCTACCCTGCTTCTTCGCAGGAGCCGCTACGGGTGTAGTTTTCTTTTGCGGAGAGGCCCCCGCAGCGGGGGCGCTCTCCAATTTATTAAAGTGTCTCCGATCCAGCTTCTGTACAGTTTCCGCCGCGCCGGACGTGTCTTTCTTGTTCGTGCCTGTTGCCGTTTTGCGATTGCCAGTTCCGAAATAAGACCGATCCAGTTTTTGTGCCATATCACGCCTCCTACGCTCCCAGCATACGGTTCAATTCTTCCTGTTGCTTGGTGCTTAAACTGTCGAAATACTGATTATACAGTTGGAACGCTCTGTCTCCACTGCCTTGTGCGACCAGCGTTTGAATCGAACGCTTCAAATCGCCAAAATTGGGGACATTGCCTGAACCGGCAGCGCTGGGCCGTTCATATCCATAAGCGCTTTCCAGATATTCATCGCTATACCCGTTTTTATGGAACGCATCCAGCACTTCCTGCGTGAAAATGCCCTGTTTGGCGTTGTCCTTTGCCACGCTCAATTTCATCCCACCATCATCGCTTTTCTTTTTCTTGACCGTTCCAGAGGATTTGCTCCCAGACGATGCTTTCGCCGCCTGCTGGATCTGATACGCCTGCCGCATCTGGTTGATCTGGGCGTCCGTATACCCCAGCGCCTTATACCCGGAGAAATCACCGTAGGACGCCATCATATCTGCCTGCTGCGCCGCCTTGTTCCACTCGTCCTGAGACATGTTGTAGTCCCATTCCTTCTGCTTCCACTGGTTGGCAAGCGCGTCCTGCGCCTGCTGATAGGCAAAATTCCGGTCCGCGTTCCACTGGTTCAGTTTGTCTCCGTACTCGCCGTATTCCCGGTCATAGGCGTCGCTCAGCATACCAAGACTGTTCAGCTTGTCGCTGCGGTCCTGCTGATACATTTCTCTGGCAGCCTGCTCCAGTTTGCTCATCCAATCGTTGTATTCCTGATTGGCAACACTGGCCGCGTAGGAGGATGCCAGACCGCCGGTGCGGGAGGATACCTGGCCCAGAAGATCAGCCATCCCCATTTCGCCGTTGGCCGCGTACTGGTCGCGCAGGGCGGAATACTGGTCGCCCTTCTTCCAGTCCGCCAGATTGCTGTTGAGGATCTGATCGATCAGCGCCCGCATTTCGGAATCGTAGGAATAGTCAAAGCTCGGTCTCCCGGCGTCGCTGGTGTTAAAGCCGTTGTTGACCAGCCCCTGCAGAATATCCATGTTCCCGACTGTGGGATAGGGGATCTGCTGTCCGGGCGTGTAGTCTTTCATGAAGTCCTCATAGGATTTCACCTGACCTGCCGCCTGCGCAAGAGGGGACGTATCCGTACCCATCAGATATCGGTAATAGCCCAGCTCCGCGTTCTCCGGATCTGTCGAAAGGCCCAGCCGCCGCCGCAGATCATTCGTGGCAGACAGTGCGCCGCTGTCCGTAACGTAACCGTTTTTGTCGATGGTATAGCCATATCCGGCACGGATGGCGTTTGCCGCCTGGTTTGCCTGATCGCCTGTGATCTTTCCCGCCTGCATCTGCGCCCGGATATCCGCGATTTTTTGGCGGTCAGCCGCCGTCAGCATTTCGTTATCCGTCCATGCGCCGTTTTTGTTATAGCTGCCGTTTCCAGCGTTGATATCCTGATGAGGCATATAATCTGCCACGCCCTTCACGGCCTTTTTGGCGTATCCGTCCTTGTCATAAAACACGGTATAGCCATTAGATACCGCGTACCCGCCAGCAAGATCAGGGCGTCTGCTCATATCTGCGCCTACCTGATAGGTCACGCCGCCCTGCTTGTAATTCTTCTGCTGAGAATTACTGGTCGGTACGCCGTAAATACCGCCGCCGTTGTTGCTGCGGTCATATTCAATACCGCCGAAGCTGCCTTTGCTGCTGCCACTGGCCCCGCCGGAGCTACCGCCGTAAGTCTGGCTATAGGTCTTGTCAGAGCCGATCATGTTCGGCTCTTTGCCGCCGTATTTGTCATTGATCTTGTTCTGCCGTTCCTGCGTCAGTTGCGCCCGCTCAGAGGCAGAGAGGTCTGTCCGCTGTAATTCCTTGGAATAGTCTTTGTTTTTGTCATAGTACCCTGCCATCAGGTGGTCCCTCCTTTTGCTTCCAGCGCAGTGACGCGCTTGTCAATATTCTGCACGGTGGCTTGCAGCGCTGTGACCCGCTGGTCTGTGCTCTGCACGGTGGTTTTAAGCGTGGCGACGTCCGATTGCAGAGTGTCCACAGAGGATTGCAGCGCCGTCACATTCTGGCTCAATGTCTGTATGCTGTTATTCAGCTCGGAAACCGTTGTCTCCAAGGTGGTGATCTGCCCTTGCATCGCCGTGATGCTGGACTGCATGGCCTGTACGTTGTTCTGCAGCGCCGCCACGATCAGCACCATTTCCGCCGTACTAGTTCCCGCCGAGGACAGGGTGCGGGTAAGATTGGAATTGTTGAACTCCAACCGCTCCCGCATATAAGAGATATAGTTTTCCAGCGTCCGCAGGCTCCCGGCAGCGTCCTGCGGGTCCAGATGGTTCAATTCCTTGTCAAAAATCGCCATGCTACACCTCCGAACCCACCCGGAACCGCCGGATCATGCCAAGGATCGCACACGCGCCCTGTCCGGACAGCCGCACCTCGTATTTGTCACACCGTCTCGGCCGTACCGGGAGAAGCTGCGGGTCTTTCCCGTGAAGGCTTCCGATCTTCTCCCATTTCCCGTTGTCGCACCGTACCTCCGCCTGCATCCACGCCTTCTCTCCCAGCTCAAACCGGAGATACAGAGAGGAATATACCTTCTTCCCCTCCATGGTCTCGTAGAAGGGCGTAAACGTGGCGCTCCAGTCAATGACCTCGCTGCCTGTGTCCGCATCCAGCGACCACAGGGACCCGTCGGAGGACAGCATATAAAGAAAGCTGTTGTACCGGCAGAAATCCAGTGCCTCCGTATCGTCCTCTTCCAGCCATACTCCCTGCTGGGTGTCATACACCAGAAGGTGCCACACGCCGCCGCTCTTGGCGGACATATAGTAATTCTTGCCGTCCGTCCCGCTGACGGCATCCGTAAACCGCTTGGCTCCGAACGTCTGCGACACCAGCGACGGCGTACCGCCGGAATAGGCGTACACACCGTCCGGCCCCTTGTAGAACAGCACGTCATTGATGACCTGCATACTCTTGAAGCTTCCCTCTTGTACCCCTGTGATATCTGAGGTGTAGAGAGCGTATTCCGCTGGGTAGCTGCCCAAGATCTTGTGCAGCAGATTTTCCTTCCAGAAAAGCACGGAAGAACTCAGCTTGCAGCACCCGGTAAAATTCCCGGCAGAGCCAACCGCCAGTGCGTAGGAATCCGTGGAGATCCCCTGATACACGAAAAAGTTTTTCGGATCGCCTAAAGAGGACGCGTAAATGGTCTTGTTGGCGTTGCTCACACCCCAAAGCCGGTTCTCACTCTCACAGATGAAATCCAGATCCGGGATCTTCCGCTCGATTTTCATGGTACCCGCTTCCGTGCAAGCCACCAGCGCGTTGGCGGAGAATGTCAGTTTGTCTCCATCCACGGCTTTGATGACGATATCCTTGTTGTTTTCCTTTTTTGTGGTGCAGCCGGAGATCGTGATCCCGTCCCCGGCAGAGAATTTGGAGGAAAGCCCTGCCCCCGTCATGGTGATGCTGTCGGTGGTCACAACGGCATTGGCCTTTTCTGCACTGGCTCCCAGCTCGTGCAGCGTGGACGTGTTCAGGTCCAGATATTTCTTGTCCGGCCAGATCACCAGCTTTGTGTTGACCACGGCGAACTGCTTTTCTCCCGCCGTCACCGTGCCAACCGATTTCCCGTCATAGATCAGGCTTGTCCCGTCCACCACCACCAGCTTATTCCATGCGGTCACGGCGGTAGGGGACACGTAGTCCCCCACCGGCAGCCGCCGCAGCCGTGTAGACAGATAGGGATACCTGCGGGTAGAGAGGTTCCGGCAGACAGAAAAATTCCCGTCCGTAAAGTTGTCGGAGAAATTGATCCCCAAAAACTCTACGATCTGCTGTTTCGTTTTCTGCTCCGCGTATTTCAGACTTGGAAGATACATAGCCCCTCCTTACATGGTCTTGAACCAATTCCCGTCCGCCGACGGTCGGTTCGTCCGCCGGTAATAGCTCCGGTATTCCTGCATGGCGCTATTGAACACGGCCATGTCATTGGCGTACAGTTCTGTTTCCCGGTTGTACAGATCGATCATAGCGATCACGTACAGGTGATACAGGCGGTCATACGGATGGGGAACCAGCAGCTCCGTCCCGGCGTCCTCCGGCCACGAATAGGATGCCGGGTCCGTTTTCAGCAGCTCCACGCTCAACTGTCCGTCCAATTCAGAAAGCCAGCCTGTGATCTGTTCATCCGTGTAGAGGTCAGGCCGTACCGCCTGCGTCTGGGCGATGACCTCTGAAATGGTTTTGTTCATAGTGTCTCCTTATCCGTTCCAGTCTGCCCGGGCTTCCCTTATATCAATGTGGGTAAAGCCCTTCTGACTATATACGCCCACGCCGCCCCAATCCGGCATCAGCTGTCGCGCGTAGGCTGCCACCGCTGCCGGGGTTTGCCCCTTCACGGTAATGTCCGCTGCCGTGCCGTAGCAGTGCTGGCTTTGGGCCACGCCGCCGACCTTGGTATTGTACTGCGGCGTCCTATACCCACTGTTGATGGTCACAGCCGCGCCGAAGTGGCTGCGGATGCTTTGCAGCACCATCACCAGCCGGGGCGCTACCAGCACGGCGTCGGAGCCGTCCTTGCAGGCAAATTCTTTCACTTTAAAATGGGTGGACAGCTTCTTGCCGCCGTCCTTCGCCTTGGAATAGGCGTTGATCTCTACCATGGGTTTCTCTCCTTCCGGCTCGAATGCGTCACCGCTTTTCTTTTTCCAGACAAGGAAGAACGGGATCACCCGCCCGTCTCCGGTAAAGCCCTTGCCTGTCGAATCCATGAAGCAGGTAGACCCGCCGCCGTCCATCATAATGGCGTTGTCCCAGCCGGACGCGGCCAGCAGGTCACGAAGCTGTTCCGGCGACCGCCGGTCCTTGCTCACATAGTAGGCGAACCGCCCATCCTTGGTGCCGATGGCCGTCCGGGGCGCACGGTAGCGCATATCCGCTCCGCAGGTGACGGGGTTGATCTTCTTCCCGCCAATGATGAGGTGGACGCACTCCATGTAATTCCGGTCCCCATTGGGAACGGTTTTCACGCCGAAATCCGCCGGGGTGTCCCAGCTGATGGCCCACGCACGGTAATTGGGGGCCTTGTAGACTTTACCGTCTGCCTTCAAATGGCAGGCCGGGGTCTGGTTCCGCAGGAAAATGGAGCCATTGCAGATAGCGTCCCCGCCCGCCTCCGCCAGCATCTTTTTCAGGTTGGCCGTGGTGGAGCGGAGACGCTTCCGGTTGAAATAGATCTTCAAAAATTGGAGATCGGAGAGCGGGACGGTGCCCGCTCTCGTGCTCATGTGTGAGCCTCCGTATTCTGTTTCCCCTGATCGTTGGCCTGACGAATGGCATCCAGCATATTTTTAATAAAGGCGGGGTAGGGGATCCCCATTACTGCCGTATTTTCCAAAATTGACAGTCCCTCGTTGGCGATGAAAAACATACAAACAGCGTCACGGGCAAAGTCGCTGGATGTGGCCTGATCCAATAATGCCCCCATCCATACCAGCGCCAGCATGACGCACTTCTTCGCCAACCCCTTGAACCCGGCGTCGGAACTCAGCGCCCCGGTTTTGCTCTTGCCGGACTTGTGCCAGATCGCTGCCACCAGCCAGCCCGTGGCGTAATCCAACGCCATAAAGCAGATCAGAACTTTGAGAGCCACGTCCCAACCTCCAAGTGCCTGGGCGATGGCGGAGCCAGCCGCAGCCAGCACCGCCAACACCGTATTTTTGATGTGTAAAGCGTTCATGGTGTACCTCCTTTCGGTGGTCACACCCGCCCACGCTCACGGCAGTAGCCGCGCTCGTCGTAAGTGAGCTTCCAGCTATCAACGGTGATGGTAGTACCGGCGCGGCTCTCGTCACGATCCATCACGGGCACGGCAGAGCTGTAGACAGCGTTGCTGCCGGGGATCTTGCTGGAAAAACGGATGGGCTTGCCGTCGCTGGCGATCTTGTAGATGCCGTCCGTGCCGTCATCCTCGGCAGGGATAAAGCCATCCTTCATCTCTGCATCGGTCCAACCGGCCACGCCGCTATCGGGATCCAGGTGGAAGTTGGCACCGGCCTCCTTCAGCTCGGCATTGATGGCTTCGGTGGTCTTGCCGCTTTTGTAGCCCTCGTTGATGATCTCAGCAAACTTCTTTTCCATAATGTATACCCCTTTCATTTTTTCGGTTGAACTTCAACCGGGTTCAATTGGTTTTTTAGGTTCCTGACGCACAGAGCTTGTCCACGTCAGTATCAGAGTTCCGACTTGCTTTCGTGCAAGTCAAAAGTCCGACTTGGTTTCGTGCAGATTAAAATTCAGGCCACCGCCTCTCGCACTGAGGACAAACCCACCGTCCCTCCGGCACAATGGCTCCGCATATCACGCAATAGTCCATGGTCAGTCAGTGGTCTTGGTGTACTTGAGCGTGACGTAAACCGGACGTCCAGCCAATCCGCCGCCGCAGAATATCCTGATTTTTTGATAGTCTACACCAGCGAGATAGACTGTCCACTGATCTGTTAGAGATCCGTTGTAAATACTCGGTAGATACACTAATCCATTAAAACCCGTATCCGAATTGGAGGCAATTGCCTGTGCGCCTACAACAATACCAACATTCGCAATTCCATGGGCAACTTCCGCTGTTGTGCCATCAGGTAAGTTTCCGCAGTTCACCACTTTGGTGTATACCGGCTTTCCAAGATACCGCTCCGTGGTGCGGTACTCAGTGCCAAGCGTCATGGGCGGGTTGATCCATTCGACGGGCTGCCAATTCCCGTTATCCTTCAGCATTCGCCACAATCCGTTGGTAGTGCCTCTTGGGTCAGGCGAAAGGCCGATCAGTGATGCGCTCGTCCCCAATATTTTTGATAGAACGGCAACGATATTCCCGGCCCCAGAATATTGGCCCGTTGAAACTGGGCCACGTGTATAAATAAGTTGCGATGTTTTGTCTGGCATATCGGCAAGTAACACATCAAGCTTGCCACAGTATGTTTCATAGGTGTCTTCGGTTTCGGATGCGAGCACATCTTTCATCGCTTCACCCCACCCAAACCCGCCGGGGGCGGCGTTAATATTCCCCCTTGCCTGCGCCTTCTGCTCGTCGGTGAGGCTTTGGACCGTGTAAAGCACTGCGTCAGGTGCCTTCGCCATTGCTGTGTTAAACGCTTCCTCCGAACCGGAATAACCGGCATCTAAAGCGCTCTGATAAGCGCTTTTTCCCTGCGGTCCCTTCACATTTCCCAAATCCAATTCTGGCATTTGTTCGTCCTCCTTATAGTAGTGTTAAAATCAGGTGTCCGGCATTATTGATCGTAAAATTGGGCGGTATATCTCCCGTATACGTCAAGATTAGGTGCCCATCGGAATTAACCTGAAACGCATACAGCCCGTTTGCCGAAACGACGGCTCCGTTTCTTCCCGGCTCCCCCTTTGGAATCTCAAAGCGCACGTGAAAATGATCGCCCACCTGCTCCTTGATCGCTTTCGCATCATTGGTATACGGGACTGTGACCGCGTAAACATCCGTTTTTTGCAATCCCGTCCATGCCGCCTCAGACCGCGCCGCCGCATCTTCCGCTTTTTTCACTTCTGCCTGTGCTAATAGGATCTGTTCCGCTGCTCGCTTTACACTATCTGCTGCTGCAGCAGCTGCCGCATTCGCCTGAGAGACAGACCCAGCCGCTGCCGTTTCACTGGCCTTTGCGTTGGCCGCTGCTGTTTCTGCCGCCGCTTTTGCGGTGGTAAACAGTGCCTCCATGCCAGCGATCTCCGCCTGCAGCTGGTCCTTATCGCTGGGTGTGATGGTCCCGGCGCTCCCAGCGCTGTACGGCAATTCGGAATCCAATACCCGGAAATGCCCCGCCGCCGTGGTGATGGCTTTTGTGGTGATCTCCCCGGATACCAGTACGCCCTTGATGGTAATGGTCGCCACGCCTGCAGTTTTCAGCGCCTCGGACGGCACGTCCACTTCATAGGCTCCATCCACCAGCGTGTCCAGCCCCAGCACCAGCGCAACGGAAGTATTCCCCAGCGCATCGGTGAAATACGCCGTCTTGGCGGTGCCCTCCCATGCAGGGCCGAATGTCATCCTCAGGGTCACGGCATTGTGGGAGCCGGTGGCTCCGAACGCTTCCCCGGTATATTTGATATACATGTCCTCAACGGACAGTGAAATAATGCGATTCATACGCCCTCCATAGAGAAAGCGGGCAAACGGCAGGAAACCGTCTGCCCGCTTTGGGTTACATATCGGCCAAAGCCTTGGCGCTGTTCTTCTGCGCCGCCATCTGTGCCTTGTAGGCTTCCATTTCCTGTTTCTCTGCGTTCTGCAGCACCAGCAGGAACTTCCGCTTGATCTGCACAGTCTCACCACGCATAATGCGAATGATCTCCCCGTTGACACCCACGATAATATCGCGGGAATCCGTGCGGCCCATCAGAGGTGCGGTATACTCTACCAGCTCCTCATTCGGGTCCATTACCTTCTTAGCTTCGCTCATATTGTCCTCCTATCAGGCGCTGACGGTCGTTTCGATACGGACCATGTACTGCTGGACCAGGATCTCCGCCGTCTTGGTGGCCTTCCAGCCAACGGTGGCGCGCTGATCCAGGGGATCGCCGGAACCGGCGCTGCCCAGCTGCTTGACGATGTGCTGCAGACCGCCGCCGGAGATATCGGTGATGCCGTAGGCGTCATCCGCAAGGATCAGGGTGGAGTACACGTCCCGCTTGTTGGCGACCTCCGTGCCGGTGGCCTTATTCTTGGCAGCGTCCTTCCACACCTTGGCGCGGCTGGACTGCACAAAGCGGACGCCGTACAGCTCACCGATCTCGTTCTTGTAGATGTTGGCGGTGTCCACATACTCGTGGGGACTTTTCCACTCAGGGTCCTTCATCAGGTCATACTTGGCGTTGGGATGGATGATGCCCACATAGTAGCCGTTGATCTTGGGAGCGTCCTGGGCTTCCAGAGTACGCACGGCCTTCTTGATGGCATCCACGGTCAGATAGTTGTTCTCGCTCTCGGTGGCGCTGCCGCCCACCAGATTGGTGCGGGCAGTCACGGAGCCGTCGGCGTACTGGACAATGGTACCGGCATTCAGAATGTCGCGGGTGATGGTGTCCAGGGTACGTCCGGCCTGAGAGGCGATCAGCTTAGTGGCCTGCACCACGTTGTTGTCGATAGCTGCCAGAATCAGCATATCAGACAGGGTAACGTAGCCGCCGTACTGCTTCACGGTGGCCTCCAGCTTCTTCACGTTCAGGCTCTGGCCGTCAGGGGTCACGCCTTCGGTAAGGGCGGTGGTCATCTCAGGGAGGGGATCATACTGGCGGAACTCAATGGTCTTGCCGCCGTTCTTGGGGATGGGGTGCTTCTGGCCAAACTGGTCATGCACAAGCTCCGGCTCTGCCAGGTCGATCAGATAGTCGGAGTAATAGGTCTTCATCTCCGCAGACAGGTCCTTGCCCTCGCCCGTCTGGGTAGTGGTGTTGGTCTTCATGTCCGCGAAGATCTGCACGAACATAGGGAACATAAACAGAGTGTTCATAGAGTAGCCTCCTTGTTGTTGTCAGTTAAAAGTGATGGTTTCCCCCATCGCAGCCCGTCTGGCGATCTCCGCCCGGTCTGCCGGGGTCAGTTTGGAAACATCATCCTTCACAACAACGGCGCTCTTGGGCGCGGCTCCGTTCTCTTGCGGTCTTGCCCCTCTGGCGCGGATATTGTCCGTTACGGTCTTCTCCGCCTGTGCCGTGGCCTTGCTGAGAAAGTCATCCATGTGCAGGACCTTGTATGCCTGCTCCACGCTGACGCCTCTTTGCAGCAAGGCGAGGAAATCGGGGTTGGTGTTGATCTCGGTGGGCAGGTCGAAGTCTGCCAGCAGGGGGTCCTGCTTCATGGCCTCCGCCTGATCCATCCACGAGTGCAGCTGCTGTTCGCTGCGCTGACGGGCGTAATAGTCCTCCTGTGCCGCTCTCAGCCGTGCGTTCTCCTGCTGCATCTGCTGATACTGCCGGTACTGCTCTACGCTCATACCGGCGTCCTCCGCAGCCTTTTCCCAGAGAGAATTGTCCCGATCCACCGCCGACCGCAGGGCTTCAATGTCGCCGGGCGCCGTACCGTAGCGAAGAGACAGGGCGTCCAGAATGGGCTGCTGTGCGTTCAGTGCCTTGCCCTGATCCGCCACGATGCGGCCCTGATCCTTTACCTTTTTCAGCCGTTCGCCTACGATCCGCTGTACCTCGGCGTCGAAATCCGCCTTATAGTCACCGTTGATCAAATCCTTGAAGGATGCGCGTTGGTTTTGCTCCCCGGCGTCAGGAGCCGCAGTCTGCTTTCCGTAGACTACCTCGCCCGTCTTGGCCTGCTGGGCGGCGTCAGGCCCGCCATTGGTCCCGCCCGTCTCGGCTCCGCCCTCTCCTGCTCCGCCGGACGCCCCGGAAGCGCCGCCGTCAAACAGAAACAGGCACATTGCCTTGACAAAAATGTTTTTCATACGCTTGCTCCTTTATCATTCTTGCCGCGTTTGCAGCTTGGAACACAAATCAAATTTTTGGGCATCCACCCGTATATGGGCGGGGTATCCCGCCTCTAAACTCATCAGCCCCAGCACGGCAGCCTTCCACGGCTCCCCGCAGGGTCCTCTGGCCGTCAGCATGAATACGCCCGGTCCCATGGCCTCATCCTCTACCGCCACGCCGCCGGTGTTTTTGCACCAGAGGTAAAGCGTTTGGCAGATCGCGGAGACGGCGGCACATACCACGTCCTTCCCGCTCTCCGCGTAGTCGGCATGGCCCCGGCATTCCAGCCGGAACCGGTCTCCCTGTCGGCTGGCGTAAACGTGGGTCATGCCCTGCTCCTCTCAGCCAGCCGTTCGCCGTAACTCTTCTTGTTGGCATTTATGGCGTCCTGACGGGCCTGTGCAATGGTCGGACCGCCGCCGCCCTGTTTGGTCTGACTTTGGTATCCCGGCTGCTCCACGCTCATACCTGCCGCCGCCTGGAACATGGCAAGCTGCTGTTGGAGCTGCTGCACCACATTCAATAGCGTCTGCCCCTGCTGTACCTGCTGCAGGATCTGCTCCTTGCCCTCAAAGTCCATCATGGACAGGGCGATGATGCTCTGCTGGGCGTTCTCCGGATTGAAGAATCCAAGTCCGTACAGCTCCTTTGCCCGCTCATACTGGGCTTCAATGGTAAAGGGGCTGCGCTTCTGGGGTCTGATCTTCAAGTCGAACACGGGACGCCGGAACATCTGCGCCGTATTTCCCGGCATCGCCACCGGCTGGTCCTGCATCCCGGCGTTGTTGAAGTCCACAAACTCCATCTGCCCGCCCTCGCCTAAAATGCGGAAGGTGCGGGTCTCCGTATAAAACTGCCGGATCAGCTCGATCACCAGAGAACACGCCTTCCGGTATGCCCGGTAGCTCCCCTGGATCATGTCACGGCTCACCTTGTTGCCGGATTCCTGCAGCGCCGCAATAGCCGCAGCCGCCGTCACGCCGGAGGTTCCGCCGCTATTCATGTCACGGTTGGCGCTGGTCTCCTTCATCTCGTCGATCTTCATCTGATAGACGTCGATGTAGTTTCCTTCCAGGGAAGGCACTGTAATAGGCCGCACATGATCGTCATCCAGTCTCGGCAGCTCGCTGTGCACCGCAGCGCAATTTGCGTCTTTCAGCTCATCCTCATTGATACCTGCCTGCGCAGAAACGAAATACCGGGGCTTGGTGCCAAGCAGGCTCCTTTCCAGAATGTTCTGGCCCAGCTTATCAATGTAAAGCTGCGGGTTCTTACAGATGGCGATCATGCCGAACCCATACGGCGTTCCCGCTTCCGGGAACATGGTGTCGAATACCACCGGGTACAGGCCGTGGTCATAATAGCCGCGCACCTGATAATTGGCATCATTCTCGCTGGCATACAGGATGCAGTCGCCGGAGAATTTGCAGTAATGCAACAGTGTCTTCCCGGTCAGGTCCTTCTTCTTGTAATACCAGTCCCACACCAGGCTTTTACCGGTCCAATCCACGTTGGGATCGTAGGAGTAGGCGTAGTCATCCGGCGTGGCCGTTTCCAGCTTGCCCTTGTACTGGGGGAACCGCGCTTCCAGATCCGCCGTCTCCGCCACGCCTGCGATAAACAGGTTCCGGCTCTGCTGAATGTCCTTGATCCCCGGCTCCCAGTAAACGTCCAGCAGGTCGAGGTCATGGATGTCGATGTCGCCCAGCCCGTTTTCCTTCTCCGGGTCCCACCCGACAAAATACGCGCCGGTGCCGTGTTTCAGCTTGCCCCACCAGGCATCCGCATACACGTCTTCAAACTCCGCCGCCTCCATGACGCAGGGGAGAATGGAGGATAGCTTCTTGGCCTCCTGCTGATCTCCCGCCTCTCTCGGAAGCACGTTCGGCTCCGGGTAATTGTCCATAGCGTCGGCGTGTTTGTTGGTAATGGCGTTAAACAGCCATGCGGAGGACGGCTCCGGCACATCCGGGTTGAACTTCTTCCGCACCGCTTCCCAGTGCCGCACCCGATACCACAGCTCATCCTCTTTCAGGCGGTTTTCCAGCAGGCTCTTGCCGTCCTTGTACTTCCGCACCGTCTCCGCCGCCTTGCGGATGTCATCTACCTTGATTGCATCCCCGGTGGACATCTGCCCTGCGGGCTGCGGCTGCAGCTGAGGCATGAGACTGCCAAGCCCCATGCCCATTGCCTTATTGAATAAGTCCTGTCTGTCCATACGTCCTCCATCAGTATTTCCGGAACCATGCGTAATCCCGGTCCTCCGGCTCGTCCGCGTCCAGAGGGCTGTACGGCTTCACCGCCGCCGGGATGCGGATGGTCTGCGCCACTGGGTATTCCATGCACATATACCGGCACTCGTCATAAATATGGTCCTCGCCGTCGGTATCCACGTCCTCAACGTCCGTCTCGCTGTATACCAGATTCGGCACCGTCCGGATAAAATGCTTGCAGGTATCAAACACATACAGCATGGGGATACCCTGTCCATCAAAGGCCAGCCGGTTGTGGATCTGCATCTTCCCGTTCAGCCGGTCATGCTGGCCTGCTTCCCAGAACACGCCCTTGCGCTCCATCACCGCTGCCACGCTTTCCGTGCCGCTGTTGCCAAAGATAGCCGGGTCTGCCACGCCCCGCACCGTCCGCCCCTGTAAATTGGGGTCCTCCCGCTCAATGCGGCAGATCTCCTCCGCTACATGGTCCGGCGTCCACTTCACGCCCTCATTGGGCGTCCCTGTGCAGCCGTATAATTCCCGAATGCGGTAAAGCCGCCGATCCTGATCCACGGCGTACCAGCCAACGGAGAAGGGCCGCGTATAGCCCCAGTCCATCGCCCGCCACACATTCCAGTTTTCCGGGATGCGGAACGGTTCAATAACGTGGGTCTTGATATGGTCTCTGTAATGCTCCCGGTCATTCCGCCACTCTGTAAATACCTGCCCAGAGAAGCTGTCCCAGTCTCCGTACAGCAGGGCGTTCCGCTCCGCTTCCGGCATACTGGCCAGCCGGTATATGTAGTCCGGGTCATTGTCCAGCAGTGCCTGGTTGTCAAACACCGTGGACGGTACAAACACCGAGGACTTCCACTTGGATTGCATCCCGTCAGGCGTCTGCACCTTGACCTGCTTCCACACCGTCTGCATGGGCGGAGCCGCCGTGATAAACATTTCCTTGACCCACCCGTGCCCCACGCCGCCGGGGTTCGCCGTGGCGCGGGAATAGACGCGGGTCCCCGGACCGTTGGGCCGGTTTCGCGAGTGCGTCAAGTAGTCATACAGTTCATAAGGAAACTGCGTCAGCTCGTCAAAGCCGATAAAGTCATACGGCTTGCCCTGGTAGTTGTATTTGTCCTTGACATGCGGCAGGGAGCCGAAGATCACCACGGCTCCCGAAGGGAACTTCCAGACGTGCTTGCTGTCATTGTACTTTGCCCCCGGATAGATGCTTGGATACAGCCGCAGCGTCTTACCGATCAGATCCTCCAGCTGCGGATAGGTCCGCCGTACGATCAGCCCACGGTAATAGGGAATGTCCACCTGCCGCAGGGCCTCCATCACCAGTGCGTCGCTTTTGCCGCCTCCGGCAGCGCCGCCATACAGTGCCTCGTCCTCAAACCGGCTCATAAACGCAGCCTGTTTCGGCTGCGGTTGCCAGATCACCGTCTGGCTTGTCACGTCTCATCCTCCGGCGGCTTCGGCGTATCCATCACCGCAGGCAGCAGCACAATGCCGCCTGCCGCCGTTTCCGCCTTTTCTTCCGTAGCCCGCCAGCCAAAATTGCAGCCAAGCGAGAATTTCGCGCCGTTGGCACCGTCCTTATCGTACAGCCGGGATTCGGCGTATTCCTCGCAACGGGACTTCGCGCGCGTAACCGTGTCCGCGAACTCCGGTCTCCCCTGATAATCAATCAGCGCCTGCCGCCCTGTAAACCCAAGCGACAGCGCCAGCCCTGTCACCGTCGGCGGTTTGGAGTTGATGATAAACGGCTGTCCGTATTTATCGCACACGGGCAATCCGTCATCTCCGATGATCGGTTCCCCTTTGCAGCTCTCAAAATAAGCGTCAATGGCTTTTTGCATTGCCTTTACGCTTTTCCATTTTCTTGGCGCTCCGCCAGCCATGCGCTCACTCCCTTTCGTTTTGCTACCGGTAATGATTTACTCCACGATCATCCAATCATCGGCAAGCATATCCGCCTGCGATGCCAGCCAGCCGAGCTGCACACCGGATGTGCCGACAAAAGCAAGTGCTTTGTTGCCGATAGCTTCGTGATTGGCGTTGATCACCTCATGCGCAGCATTCTCATAGCTGATGCGCTCCGCAAGCTCGACATACTGGTTCTTGCCATTCCATCCGCGGCGGGCAATCCTCTTCCCTTTTTTCGCTGCTTCAATGGCAAGGCCAAAACTTAGGCAGTCTATTTCACGATATTCAGTTTCGAACTTCGCCTTCGAGCTAAAGAACTCGTACCCGTCCGGGTAGTGAATCATATAGCCCTCCACATCAGGGGTCATGCCCTTGGGGATGGGTTGGTCCTTCTCATAGACTCTGCAGCCCTTGCGAATAGCGGGAACCGCCTCAATGATTTTCATGCCGATATACTTTTTCATTTCGCATAACCTCTTAACATTATTTTGCTACCAGCCCCCACCCCTTGGCTTTACATAGCAGACTTTACCCGCCCCGAAGGGCACTCTACACTGAATGGATCTTCCAACTAAGCCACAATGCGTAATGTCCCCTCTGGGCCACATCATTGAGAGGTGCGAGGGGTCCTATACCCAACCGGAATTGCACCGGGGCATCAAGGGCAAGGACCAGTTGCCGGAGACGAGCTGCTTTTACAGGCCACAGCTTATATTTTTTTGGAGCGAGAACGCATCACCCGAAACGCCCCGCCATGGTGCAGACGACAGGACTTGAACCTGCGCATACCTCCTGGCGCGGTGCTCTACCGACTGAGCTACGTCTGCATATCCCCGGCATTCCGCCGGGGTCAGGAGGAAAGAAAGGATGGATGGAAAGAATGAGGATACGGATATAACCCCGCACCCTCATTCTCGCACATCTGTTCGTCAACATTCCTCCAAATGGAGGAATTTGAAATATTTATTTTCTGTTCAATTACCGCTCGCCCTCATCCCAGCAAAGCTGGTCAAGGCTGACGTTGTAATACGCAGCAATCAGTTTCAGCTCCGACAGCCCCGGTTCCCGTGTGCCTCGCTCATACCGTCTCAATGCGTCCCGGCTCAGCCCCATCAGTTCAGATGCCACATACCGGCTGACAACCGGGTGTCTGCTTTCTCGGAGCCGCTGCAGCCGTTCCGGGAATGTACTCACATAACCACCTCACATAGCCCGAACCACCTGTCCAAGTTTCATGATTCCTCCATTTCCAGCAACTTTACCAAGTCCCAGAACTTCCGCGCATCCAGCCCGGTTTCCGTCTTGATCTTGCCCAGCCGATAGATTACACTGTTGTGATGGATGTCCATCTCCTTTGCGGTTTTCACGCAATTCATATCATTCTTCGCATAGATGCGCAGGAGCGATATATCTTCCTTCTGCATAGTTACCTCCCATAACGGACCTTTTTCAGATCCTTGTATCTATCCGGGAATGGGATCAGCTTCGCCTTGTCCCGGATAATCTCCGCCAGCACCCGATCCATGTGTTCCTGCCGGACGTCTGCCTCCGGGTTCCGGCAGTCCAGCGCCGGTTTGTATTCCCGCTGAACGGCCACCCAGTTATGGGTGATCCGCATGATCCGGTCATAGCCCCAGCCCTCCGTCTGGTGGAGGGCCATCTGAAGCGTATCCATGGCAAACTGCATCGCCATCGCCGCCCCGGCGTTGAAGGTGGCATCCAGCTCCGCCTCCCGCCGTTGCAAATAAGCGGATTGTTTAGCCATCTTCATCCCCTCCAAATTCCGCCTCGTACTGTTCCGGCGTGATAATCTCAATATCCTTTGCGGAGTAGCCCAAGGTGTCGAGGCATATCAGCTTCGCCAGTTTGTCTTTGTCAAGGGCCGCCGCAGTGTCCTCATAGGATACGCCGGGTTTTGCCTCAAAGCTGATTTGAGCACCAAACGCCCCAGCCACGCTAAAGCAGATTTTATATTCAGCCATTGTCAGCCCTCCTGTTCCACGCTTCCGGCAGTTGGGATAATTCTCCACTCCTCCGGCCTTTTCTGCGCGGCCCTAATTTGTTCCAGTGGCCCGCGCTCCTCACACGCAGCGTACTGCTTCCACCGGTAGCTTTGGAACGTGCGGTTTTTAGTCAGCTCCTCGTGTGGGATGTAGAGCGATTTGTACTCAAGGACATACATCGCCGCTTCGTCGCCTCCAATGCTTTCTCCGTCTCCTCGCTTACCGCAGTAATTCTCCCATGTTTTACCAGATCACAGAACACATTGTAATCCATGTGAAACACGATTCCGCAACTGCTGCAATAGCGAATTGCAAGTTCTACATCCTTCATAAGTCGCGGACTGTCGATGTTTTCCTTGCATAGCAAAGTGCGCCCACTGGTAAATGGCAGCACCACCAGCCGCCCGTCTCTGTCGGCTTCGGCCAGCTTCCTTACTCGGTCAATGCCGCCGCACTCTCCGACGATCGTGCGAAGGTCGCTCCAGTCTTTAACCAGCGTGGACACTTCCTCCGGCGTCAGCTCCGTGTCTAAATATTCCCGCAGAAGCGGGCAGTGGGCAGCCTGAACCGCCGTGCAGAAGCCGCCGACCGCAGTACAGTTCCCGTTATCCTCATGCCTAAAGCGACAACGCAGGCAATTAACATTAGCCATCACATTCCCTCCGTCCTTTCAAATCTGATCTTCATTTGTGCGGGGCACAAATCAACCTCCGGTCTGCGCTTGCCTGTCCATCGGAGACCGCCAGCTTGCCCGATGCACTTCCACCCGGCAGCCCGCAGGCTGGCCCCGTTTTCTGTGTCCAGAATATAGGTCACAAGCCGTTTATAGCCCATAGCCCGTGCCGCCCTCCACGCCGCCGCATACAGCATAGAGCAGGCGTTGTGGGTGCCGTCCGTGCAAAGCCGGTTGACCTCCAACGTCCAGCCATCGTCCAGATGCCGGGACACTGGACGCCCCACAATGGCAACGCCTACGATTTTCTCTCCATCGGACAGCCCAATGGAAAACTTGTGTCCCACCACAGGCCCGTGGTGCCGGTGGTACTGCTCAACGTAGGCATTGGCTTCTCGCAGTGTCATGGGACACACCTCAAGCATTTTCCACCTCCGGCCCTTCGGGCAGCACCACCAACCGACCGGCTCTGTCGGCCTCCATCAGTGCGACAATGCGCTTAAATGTCACGCCCTTACTGATGGCCTCATCCTCAAACGTCTTGTAATTGGCGCACATCGCCGGTTCCAACCCCGTGTCCAAATATTCCCGCAGCAGCGGGCAGTGCGCCGCCGTGACAGCCGTGCAGAACCCGCCGACCGCAGTACAGTTCCCGTTATCCTCATGCCTAAAGCGGCAACGCAGGCAATTAACATTTCCCATCACATTCCCTCCCTTTCAGTTTGATTCCATTCCGCCTGTTCCACTCTGCCCCGGCTGCCCGTGCCTTGTCCAGTTCTGCCTGCGCCTTTTTGACAACATCCAGCGGTATGTCCATCAAACGGCACCCCTCATAGGGCTTTAGCAGGTCAAAATAGGCATCATAGTGCTGTTTTTCCTCGTCAATCAATTTTCGGCACCTTTCGTGGTGGGCGTCGTTGCGCTGCATTTCAATCCGCCCAAGTGCACGATCCAAATAATATTCGTTTGCCCCAAACGCCAGCATTTCTACCACTTGCAGCAGTTCCGCCTTCGTCAGATCACTTGTTTTCAGCATTTTCCACCTCCGGCGGCTCCGGCAGCGGCATCCACGCGATAACCTTTTCGCGCCCGTCCCACCTGCCGTCTTTGCAAAATCCAATTTCATGCCCAAAATTTTTGGCAGTTTCTACCGCATACAAATCAAGCTCAACAGCAATCCTTTTCGTTTTTTCGTCCCGGGTTGCCACATGATACCAGCCTTGGGTTTCCGGCAGTCGCTCCTCCACCGGGATCCAGCGCCGTTCAAGCAGCTCCGCGCTCTCCTTGGTCAAAAGCGCAGCCGCTTCCCGCAGTTGCTCGTTCTGCCCCCGCAGCTTCTCAATCTCCTGCTGGAGCGCCGCGATGTGTGCGTTTTGATTCTCCAGCCGGTCGGCGGCTGCAAGCAGGTCTTTCTCCAGCCCTCCCAGCGGCTCCATCATGTCTCCATTTTCCCACCAATCTGCGTGTTCCCGCAGGGCATTTACGAGGTTTGTATCTCTCATAGCTCCTCCCTTATGTCTCCGCCCCATTGCTCCGCCATGGCCTGGGCGACTCCGGGGGTTAAGCAAAAGCACTTTAATTTCGCGAAGAAGGTCGAAAGAGCCGCTAATTGCCGAGATCTCAACAATTTTGCTTCCACCACCGTCAATCCTCGCCCACTCAACAAACTTTGCAATGTCACGGCAGGAAATTCTCCCGAGATCTGTTTCCGACCATTCGTGCCGTGTAGAATTTTCTGGGGGCGGATTTTGTCCGATAAGCCACCAGTCAGGGCTATATCTCCGCTGGAGTTTAAAGTAATAGTAGTCGTCTGGCTTGATTTCTACGTTGATAGTCTCAAACCAATCTAATGACGGCTGCGTATACGAAAACTTAAATGGCGCTTTAACAGACTGTGACATTCCACTCCGCATCCTCACAAATATCTACGATATGGTCGCACAATGCAGCCGGGATGACAGACCGCTCCACACTGCCAGCCAGCCCTTGCGTTCCCGTTTTGGCCCCGCGTGGGGCAGAGATATGGCACGGGTCGCCGTTATGACAAGGCGGTTTAAATCTGGGAAGCGGATGATTTGTCCAGATGTCCGTGGGCTTCATTCGGGTGTCCCCGTACTGACAGTATGTGACGGTGTACCGGGGCAGCCCCTCCATCCACGTCATTTTGCGCATCCCTCCACGTGGATTCTCAATAAACCAGTAAGTCGGGCTCAATGCTAAGATCAGCCGCAGCACGTGCTGGTCCACTGCATCGCAAAACTTGGCATACTCGCTCACCGGGTCCAAATTTCCTGTCTCGGGGTTTTTCCGCCTGTGGTGGCTGATGGCCGCGATAGAAAATGTGGCGCAGTCCGGGCTTGCCCAAATCACATCAGGCCGCCCAAACTCCCGCAGCACATCCTCCACAGTCAGCTTCAGGATGTCAGCATATAGGTCGATGTGGTCAAATCGCTTGTCCCACTCTACGGAGTACACCTTGTGGCCCCGGGCCTCGAACGCCTTCCCTATAGAGCGCGTCCCGGCAAATAGCTCAAGCACCTTCATCCATTTCCCTCCTCATCCGTCGCAGCACCCGCCCGGAACGCCTTGCAGACTTCCTGCGATTCCTCGCAGGCAACCAATACTTTCATGCGTCCTCCACCTCCGCAAGCCAGAATTTCTTCCAGCACTCCTGGCAAGGAATCCCCTCGCATTTGCCCGCCAGCTTGACGTCGAGGTCGCAAGGGCTGACTATCGGTAACCCATTCGCTTTTTTAACACGTGCGTACGGGAACAGCTTCAAGAACTCGCTCTGGCGGGTTTTTGCGGGGTGTTCCTTCGCCCATTGCTCAACAGTGGACACCATTCCACTGGCCTTTTCTTGGGAATAGTTATGATTTACAAAATAATCAGCACACACTATGCAAATCGGGCAAGTGTCACAATCGTCTTGAGCGTTACACATTCTTCTGCGTTCTCTTAAAAACTCCACAGCCTCCATTACTTTTCCTCCTCAATGGTGACCTCCACGCGGGAGGCACCGGTTGTCTGGTACTTTCGCACGGTCAGCATCGCGATTGCGCTGTCATCGTTGTAGGCGTGGCCGTTCAGCGCGTCCAGAATGGCCTTCGCCAAGTTGTCAGCGTCAGGGCGCTTGATGTGGGGCGTCCCGTCCATCGCAGCGGCCTTTTTCTTTGACGCGCTTTTCGGCACCGTGAAGAACGCCGTGACGGTGGCCGTCAGTGGGATGCCGTCTGCAAAGCCCTTTCCACTCTGGCACTGCCAGCACTGCACCACCTTGTCCTCGTAGTCCCGCGTTTTCTGCGGGGTGTAGGGGTGGCCGTTTTTCATGAAACGTGGGCGGCCCTTGCCCACCGGAATACCGGGGACTGTGAATGTAACCTTCATCGCTTTTCTTCCTTTCCGTCAATGATAACGCTGACCACGCGGACGCGGCCCAGAGGCTCCAGCAGCATGGCAGCGGTCTCTTTCGTCACAAATACGTCTAAATCTTCGTGGATGTCGATGACGATCCGGGTCATAGCGTGGCCTCCTTGATGAACTTCGGGCAGGCGGTGATACGATAGGTATCAATGACCTTGAAGCCGGTCTCACCGTAATTCTGAATGCGGCGGGAGGGGGAAGCAGACCATCCGGGAACGGGCCGGAAGCTGCGGGACCACTCACAGCCGCCGCAGGCGTTGGCACAGTCCCAGCAGAGCTGGTCCGGGGCGGTGCGGTAACAGCTCTCCAGCGTAAACGAAGCAGCCATTAAACACCTCGCATATCTGCCAGAGCGCACCATTCGGCGTAGGTCATGCCCTGTTTCTTCGCCTCTGAGGGGGTGGGGATACCGGCCTCATGCCAGCGCTCCCGCTGTTCGCCTGCCTTGGCGTAGAATTTTTCCAGACAGGCGTCGGACGGCTCCGACATGGGGGTCTCCTTCGCCTTAGGTGGTTCCTGTTTGGGGAGGAAGGCGGTCAGCTCATACACATCCGGGTAAAACCGGTTCTCCCGTGCCCGGACAATGACTGCTTGCTTTACGTCCAGATCGGAAGAGCACACGTCTGAACTCCAGTCACGT